TCTATTTCAGAGATGACGGTTTGGCGCTCCGCCGCTGGCAGGCCGCGAAGCAATGCGTCGCGCTGGCCAGCATGGGATAAACGAAAGTAGACTGTAGCTTGCATGGTGATACTCTCTTTCTGCCCCGATGGGGCATGTGATGTCTGACTGGACTCATCAGCACGCGCTATACGCGTGGACGCGATAGGACTTATCGCATTTCGTCCTGAGATGCGGCAGCAAGCACGCGGTAGGCTATCCCGCCATGCAAAGAGCGGACGGGCACCGCGCCGCGTCGTATCACGGAGTTGCGCAGCGCTTCGGCGTAGCGAGTAGCATAAGATTTCGCCGCGCCGCGTAGCCGATACTGGAGGTAGGTGGCAATTGTGTAGAGACGACCTGATGCGGTCGTCTTGAGGTAGTCCTGAGTGTATTGAGATTCTCTCATGGTGTTACCTTTCTGCCCCGATGGGGCATGTGGTTTTCCCGTGGATGCGATAGGACTTATCGCGTTTCGTCCTTGTCGTGCGACATGCGGTAGACTATCTCACCCACATACAGCGAGAGTAGCACGGAGCACGCGAAGTAGGCGATGATGGCAAGGGCAATGAGCAGCATCATTGGACCTCCTGCTTGTCGAGCAAACGCGATATCACAATGCGACGTCCGAGAATCTCAGCGCGTTTGAGCGTGCCGACATCGTAATCGTCACTTCGGCCCCACGCGGCGAGAAGACGTTGCATTTCGGTGTAGATGGCGTCATTCCATTCCACCCACGTCAGTTGCTTGCGAGTGTCCATTGGTGCCGTCCTTTCACTCGTAATAAACTCCGCCCAACGCGCCGCGAACGCGCTTGAGTCCGAGACTCGTTAGCGCTTCGTGGCGTTCGCGCCGGGCTTTGTTTTGCTTCTCTCGGCGTTCTGCGTCCCGAAGCGCAGCGGATACTTCGAGATACTCAGGAGAATTAGGCGTAATGAGATTCAGTTTCTTTCGCAAGTCCGCAACACGTTTTTGACTTGGTGTCATTGTGCCGTCCTTTCTTCGCGACAACTGCGATTGCTGCGATACTATGCACTCCGCGTGCCACTCGCGCTGTGACGCGCTGTGAGGGCTTTGCGTGATGCGCGGGACAGATGTGAGCTGTAGAATTTGCGCGGTGCCGTGTAGGATTTACACGGTGCGAGGCGCGTGAGTGGCGCAAGTGACGTGAAGAGAATGAGATAGCGAGTGAGTACTAGAGCGCGTAAAATGTGCGTGGAGTGAGTAAATTTGGGATACAAGAAAGTGGAAAAAGTTTTCCCACAAAGGGAAAAAGTTTGCCTAAACGTGGTAAAATTTTTCCCATGAGCCATGTTGACCGCGAGTCATGTTTGACCGGCAGTCACTTTCCATAACTCACGCGAGCGACACGGCGACGCGACCGGCGACCAAAGGCCGTGACCGTCAGGCTGATGGCCCGACGGTCAGCGCATCTAGCACGTTGGCGTCGCGTCACTTAGCGGCTCGTTGGGTTCGATAAGCGTCTGATTTACTTAGGTTTGCCGGCTGTGACCTCTCGTAACTTCAGCGCGAGCCGAGAACAACGGGGTAGGGGAGCCTTCGCGGCCTCGATGATTGTAATAGACCCACCCTCTCTCTCGCTTTCTCTCCCGCTTTCGAGCCTCGTTTCCGTGGTCGCAAGGGAGTCATCGGCGGGTTTTCGCGTCCTCTATATCACAGGCGGCACTAGCCTCGCAGCTCTTTCGCCACATGTACTTAGGCCCTCACACCCCGCGTCGCACACCCGCACTCACATTTCGCGCACAGAGGCTCTCTGGCGCGCCCTCACAAGCCGTTAAGCCCTCAGCCGCACCGCACCACACACAGTTCGCCAAATCGCCCCCAAATCGCAAGGACGCCCATCGCACGCAGCACCAACGACGCACATGGCGCACAGGACCGGGCGTTATTCCGGCAGGGCGCGTCGGCGATCGGCGACAAGTGGAAAAGTCAGCGATAGGCGACATCAGCACTCGCACCCCCAATTCACCAAAGGCGCGAGGGCGTTCATCGAAGCCCTCGCCTTTATAATAATCTTTTATTTAGATAAAGAAATCGTCCAAATCTGCGCGCCGCACGCTCAGCGCACTTGAGTCCCTCGCACTCAACTTTCTGACTCCCGGCGCTGCATCACGCACGCGTTTCGATTCAATTTTTTGTATTTGTGTGTCACGCGAGACACACCTGCCGGGATAGCGCCCGGTCTCGCTCGTAACGAGTGTGTCTCTCTTGACACACGTCTCCAGTTTATGGTATTCTGAATCTGGCGATGAATCACTCGCACTGTCCTCGCTGCCAGCGATGCCTGATCCAAGGATGCTGGCACTTCTGCGACCCGCCCATCGCACGCGGCTCCTCTGGGGCGCGGGGCTCTGGGCGGCTTCCCTCCGCACGTCGGCTGCGGCTGAGTCGCTCGACGCACACGCAACGCGACGCAGAACAATCGAAAGCCGACTCTCTTTTGGCCGCTCCGCGCGAGCGCCGTCTACCGCCTCCTCCTCCGGCGCAGAATAGAGCGGCCCCGGTATTTGACTCATGGCAAATGACTTGAACGCCCGGCCCATCCGCATCGACACCACGTTCGCTACTGGCGCGCAACTCGGTCGCGTCGCCAAGGTGCGGAAGGTCTATTGGTTCCAGCCCGCGACGACTTCGGACACGTTCTCCATCACCGAGAAAGTCAGCGGCAAAACGCTCTTGCAGGGCAAAGCGGAAGCAGCTCTTCAGTCGCAGGTCTTTGACTTCGCCTCGAAGCCGCTCATCTTGCCCAAATCGAGCGATTGGAACGTGAGCATCACGAGCGGCACGCTGTTCATCTACACCGAGTGATGCCTGCCGCGCCTGCTCAGGAATTTTTGTTCAATCCGAACTGGCCGCAGCCCGCTCCGTCGCTTTCGCCGCCGTGGATCACGGTGCGCCTGGCTCACGGCTGCCGCGCCTTTGCTCTTTTCGCTCTGACTCGATGGCTCTTGCACTCGCACTTTTCGCGCTTTCGGCTCTTCTGACCCTGGCCTGCTGGAATAACGCCCGGTCTCGCGTCGCGGCGGTCGAAGCGCGCGCGAAGATGCTCGAATTGCGTTTGGCCGCGAAAACGTACTCGCGCCCGGCTCCGGGCCAGTTCGCTGTCTGCTCGGACTGCGGCTTGCACGTCGCGCGCTACCACGCCGATGGCGCTGGCCGCGTTCATTGCGCTAACTGCGCTCCGCAAAGCAACCTGAATGGCTGATTCGTCAATAATTCTGCCGCCGGATTCCACCGGCAAGCCGCTCGACGCGGGCACGGTCACGACCGGCGCGGGCACCGTCTACCGCGAGCGCATGGCTGTCGGCGATCCGGCAACGGGCGGCAACATCGCGGCGGTCACGAATGCCGCGCCTGGCTCAACTCCCTTTGGCCTTGTAACGTGGCCAGTCACTTCCGCTTCTCAGCCGCTTCGCGTTGATCCGGTAGGCACGACCGTCCAGCCCGTGAGCGGCACCGTCACCGCGAATCTCGGCACGCTCAACGGCGCGGCCACCGCCGCGAAACAGCCCGCGCTCGGCACGGCAGGCACGCCATCCGCCGATGTGCTCACAGTTCAGGGCGCGGCGGGCATGACCGCGCTCAAGGTCGATGGCTCCGCTGTGACGCAGCCGGTCAGTGGCACGGTCGGCATTTCCGGCACTCCCGGCGTCAATCTCGCGCAAATCGGCGGCACGGCCCTCAGCGGCGCGAATGTTGTCGATACAGTCAATACGGCTTTGCGCGTCAACGTTGTCGCGGGCGGAGCAAGCGGCGGCACGTCCTCGTCGTTTGGCGCGGCGGTTCCCGGCACCGGCACTGCGGCGGGCTTTTCCGACGGCACGAACATGCAGCTTGCGCGCGTGTTCGATGCCGACACCGGCGCAGGCACGCAATACGTTCTTGGCGTCAATCTTCGCAAGTCCGCTTCGGGCGGCTCGACGGAACTCGCCGGGCAAGCCACGATGACGAACTCGATTCCCGTCGCCATCGCTTCGGACCAATCCGCCGTTCCCGCGTCGCAATCCGGCACGTGGTCGGTTCGCGTCACGGGCAACGCGGGCGCGAATCTCGACGCCGCGACTGGCTCTTCGGTTCCCGCGAACGCTCTTCAGTCCGGCCGCCGCGCCGCGAGCGCGCTTCCCGCTTCCGTAACGGACGGCCAGCTTGTCGCGCAGATGGCCGATACCGCCGGGCGCGCCATCGTGCGGAGCGGAGGCCCGCGCGAGCTTTTGACGGCGAACAACCTGACGCTCACGACCACGACGGTGACAACGCTTATCGCCGCCGGAGCCGCTGGCGTATTCCGCGACTTGACGTTCCTTCAGGCGAGCAATACGTCTGGAACGAACGTCCGCATCGACGTGAGCGACGGCACGCGCACGTATTCTTGGTTTCTCGCGGCGAATGGCGGCGGCTTCAACGTGAATTTCGATCCGCCGCTGTGCGCCACAACCGCCGCGACGGCGTGGACCGCCGCTATCAGCGCCGCCGTCACCGACGTGCGAGTCAGCGCGCAGAGCGTGGATACGAAGTGAGCATCAGTCTCGTTCAAGCCATTGACGGAGAAACGATCGGCTCCACGACGAACGCGCAGACTTTCGCTTCGGCGAACACGGCGGGCAATTGCATCATCGTCGCGTTCAAGTTCTCGGATAACGCGGCATTTGTATCGCTCGCCGACTCTCGCGGAAATACGTACACGCAGTGCGGCGCTGAATTTGACAATACGACGCTTAGAGTACGTTCGCGCATCTACGCGGCGTACAACATCGCGGGCGGAACGAACACCGTAACGCTCACGATTAGCACGGCTCCCACGGACGACATTCGCTTGTGGATCGCGGAGTTTTCAGGGCTTGCCACAAGCGCGGCGAACGACTTGAACGCCGGGCAGAATGGCACGGCGGGTTCGGGCGGCTCGATGACCAGCACCAGCGTGACACCCTCGGCCAATGGCGAGCTTATTTTCGGATTCTTTGTTCCCGGCAGCGGCCCGGTATCGGCGGGTTCGGGATTCACGGCGATTAGCACGTCGGGCGGCAATCTGACCGAGTATCTTGTGCAAGCCACGGCGGCGAGCATCGCGGCCACGGGCACGGACTCATTTGGCCCGGGCGATCCGTATACAGGCAAGGTCGCCACGTTCAAGCCGCCTGGCGGCGCGGCTCCTTCGGTTCTTTACTCCATTCCACTGCTCGGAGCGGGACAGGCATAAATGGTAACACTGACGAATCCGGTCAAGATCAACGACACCATCGGCGGCACCACGACGCTCAGCTACGACGTGCTTCGCGTGGTGGGCATATTCAGCGATCCGGTCACGCAATCCATCAGCGCGCAGGTCCAATTGCGCGCTTCGGCCAATGCGGCTGCTCCGCTCATCAGCGGCACGCTGGCGATCAATACGCAAGGCTCGCCGTCGGCTGTGCTGAGCATTCCGAATCTCGGCGTGTTCATCAACATCAACATTTCCGGCGCTATCGCCACGATCCAAGGCTGGATTGCCGCGCTTCAAAACGCCATTGAGTCGGGCCTTGTTTCGACCGGCACCGTCGTCGGCACGCAGTCTGCGGGAATCTGATGAGCGATAACCGCGTCCAAGAGCATCCGCTGTGGAAGGTGCTGACGCCGCAAGAGCGCAACTGGCTCGCCGCGTATCTCGAAACCGGCGACGCCGAATCCGCCGTTCGCGCTTCGTATCCCGGCGTGAAGGACACGCGCTCTTACTCGCGCAAGCTGCTCCAGCGCCCGCAGCTTCAGGAGCTTATCGCGCACGCGAGCGGCGAGAACATTCCGCGCGGCGACAGCGCCGAAATGAAGCGCATCTTGTGGGAAATCGCGCGCGATAAGTCCTCCACGCCCGCGTCGCGCATTTCAGCTTGCGACCTGATCGCGGACCTTGAGGGCTGGCGCTCCCGGTCCAAGGCGGTTCAAGCCAGCGATCTTACAAGCGTGCTCCAGCAAATCGAGAGGGACAGTTATGTCGGCAGCTAGTGTTCTCGGAAAGAAGCATCCCGGCTTCAAGGCCGTCGCGTCGTCCATCGCCAAGCGCGAGGGCGTTTCGGCCTCTGCGGCCCGCGCAATTCTCGCGTCGCGCACGCGCTCGGCGTCGAAGGCGGCGAAGAAGCGCAACCCGCGCCTCAATCGCGTCAAGGGCGGCTACTGATGCGCCTCACATCTCATCATCACGTGAGGATTCAGTGCCGCTAGGTCCTGGCGTCCGGTATCGCTGGAAAGTGATGCCGAACGGCAAGAAGATCAGGCTCGCCTTCAAAGGCTCCAAGGTCATTGAAGTCAAGCCGCTTGGCGGTTCCGCGCGGCGCATTCTCTCAGGCAAATGATGTTCGATCCCGTTTTGTACTTCGCGCGCCTCGCGGAAGTCGCGGCGCAGCTTCTCATCGCGGCGGCGCTCTTTCGCATGGCCCGCAAACGGAAGTAAGCCAGCGCAATAGGGAAGGTATGTAAGCGTATGGCATTCGATATCGCGTCTCTTATCGGCGGCAGCATCGGCGAAGCCTTCCAGAAGATCATGGGGGTGTTCAAGGTCGACCCCACCGTCGCGTTTCAGAAGCAGGCGGAAATCGCGGAGATTCAGCTTCAGCTTCAGGGCAAGATCATCGACCAGGTTCAGGGGCAGCTTGAAGTCAATAAGGCCGAAGCCGCGAACTCGCGCCTGTTTGTCGCGGGCTGGCGGCCCTTCATCGGATGGGTTTGCGGAAGCGTTTTCGCGTACGCCTACGTGCTTCAGCCCTTTCTGGCATTCGGATTCGCCGCCGCGTGGCATCCGGTCGCGCTTCCTTCGCTCGACTTCAGCCAAATCATGCCTGTCCTTTTGGGAATGCTGGGCCTCGGCGCGATGCGCTCGTACGAAAAGGTGCAGAACGCTCCCGGCTCGGACAAGCTGCATTAGGAGTTTCGATGAGTTTCGCCATTACCGCTTTTGTCTCATTCATCGCTGGATTCGCCGTATCCGCTTTCCTTGGCGGCCCCATCGGGAAGGAAGAGGCGATTCTGTCAGCCGCGATCAAGGGTGAACTTGCCGTGCTGGAACGCGCCGCGCTCGCCGACGCGCGGAATCTCGCTTCGCACGTGCTCGCGTTCGTCAAGAGGATGCGCTCGATTCTGTGACGGCGGACCTTGGCAAGCTGCGCGATCTAAGGCAGCGGGCGCGCACGGACCTGTTCTGGCTTTCGCGCCACATCCTTGGCTATGACTTTCAAGAGGACGTGCATCTTCCGGCGTGCGCGTTCCTCGTGAAGAAGGACCCGCGCAAGCCGTTCGCCGAGCAAAGCGAAATCAAGCAGCGCCTTTGGCTCGATCCGCGCGGGCACTTCAAGACGACGCTGGACATCGCCGACGTAATTCAGTGGATTCTGTGCTTTCCCGACATTCGCATCCTGATTATGACCGGCACGCGCGATCTCGCCGCGCGGATGCTTCAGGAATGCAAGAACCACTTCCAGATGAACGAGCGGCTGCGCGCGCTCTTTCCCGAATACGCCGCGCCGCAAAAGGACTGGGGCACACAGGACTCGTTCGTGGTTCCGGCGCGAAGGAACTGGCGGCTGCGCGAGCCTACCGTGTCGATTTCGACGGTCGATTCGGTCAAAGCCGGGTCGCACTACGACCTGATCAAATGCGACGACCTGGTGAACGAAATCAACGCGGGCACGCGCGACCAAATCGAGAAAACGATCAAGGCGTTCAACTACACGACGCCGCTGCTTGAGCCATTCGGCTACCGGGACGTGATCGGGACGCGCTACGACTATTCGGATTTGTACGGCTGGCTGACGGACACGAACGACGGCAAGACGCGCATTTTCCGCCGCGCGTGCTGGTCGGTCAGCGACAAGGGCGAGTATACGCTGCTCTTCCCGCAGCGCGCTCTGCCGGGCGGCAAGGTCGTCGGCTTCACGCTGGAGATGCTTCAAACCATCCAGCGCGACGATCCGTACCTGTTCAATTGCCAGTATCTCAACGATCCGTCGCCCATCGAGAAGCCCGACATTACCGAGGAGAACTTGCGGGCGCGTTTCGTCCCCATTACTTCCCTGCCGCGCGAGGGCCGCACGTTCATCACGTGGGACCTGGGCTTTTCGAGCAAGCAATTCGCGGACTGGTCGGTCGGGGCCGTGGGGCGCTTCGACAACCAAGGGCGGCTGTTCATTCTCGACCTGATCCGGGGCCGCTACAGCGCCTACGAACTGGTGCAAATGATCCTGATGAGCGCGCGCAAATACCGCCCTGGCGCCGTGGGCATCGAGAAAAGCGGCGGCGCTCCGCTGATCGAGCCTGCTCTTATCGCGGCGGCGCGCGAGCACCGCGTGCACATGCCGCTCGACTGGATTCCGCATCCGACGAGCCGCAAGGTCGAGCGCATCGGCGGCCTCATCGCGCTCTTCAAGGACAACCGGCTGTTTTTCTCCGAAGCCATCGCGGACAAGGACCAGCTTGTGCGCGAGTTCGTCCGCTTTCCGCGCTACAAGCACGACGACATTCCCGACGCCTGCTCGATGCTTCTCACGTACCGCAACCGCACGGACATTGAATGGCCCGCCGAGGAAATCGAACTGATCTCCGCGCCGGTATGCGCTCCCGAACTCGGAGCGGGCTTGGTCGGCTAGCTTATGGCACTTATTGACGCTCTTTTTCCCGAGCAATCGCGCGACGCTCAAAAAGCCTTCGCGCCCATCGAAAAGAAGGAACTTGCCTGGCCTGGCGAGATTCCGCCCGACACGGCGATCCTGAAGCGCGTCATTCAGGACATCAACCAGTCCGAGCACTACATCTACACGCGCGGCTGGCCCACGGAATGGCTCCGGTACGAGCGCCTGTATCTCTTTCAGGTTCCGATTCAATTCTGGGAAGGCACGCAAATCCCCCGCGCGCACTTGGGCGTGCCGCTCGTTTATGAGCATGTCGAATCGACGCTGCCGCAAGTCATGCTCGGGCTTTTCAGCGACGTGCCTCCGTTCGAGTCGCGGCCTTATCCCGGCACGTCCGAGGATGCCGCGCGCGCGAACGACGCGCTGCTCGCCTGGGAACTGAAGCGCAGCAACTTCCGCGAGGAATTGCGCCTCGGAGTCAAGAGCGCGCTCATTTACGGCACGGGAATTTGGAAATGGGGATGGAAGCGCGAGACTCGCACGCGCGTCCGCAAAGTCCGCAAAGGGCCCGCGCGCATTGGCGTGACGAACGCGGACCTTGGGCTGGCGACGCCCGACGCGACGCAAATCACGGTTCCGAATCCCGAGAGCGAGGTCGAGAACGAAACGTACGAGGAGCAAGTCAGCCTTCCAACGTTCGAGCACATCCACATCCGCCACGTTCTTTTCGACGCGGGCTTGCGCGTTCCCGACATCCGCAAGGCGAAGTGGGTGGCGCACCGTCTCTACATGACGCCGCTTCAGCTTGATTCCCTGCGCGACGAGGAAGGCTATGAGATTCCGCCGCGCGAGGTTCTCGCCGAACTCGCCATGCCGCCGAAAGAGATGCCCGTGCAGTCATCGCTCGAAGTCTCGCCGCTCGACGTTGGCCAGGACTTCATGCCCGCGACGAACTTGTGGGGCTATCGCGCCACGCCGCGCCCTCAGGAAACGACCGCCGACCCGCTGCAATTGCCGCTCGAAGTGGTCGAGTACTGGACGCGCGACCACGTGTTCACCGTCGTGCAGCGCAAGCTCGTGATTCGCAAGGAGCACAACGTATTCGGCGAAATTCCCTTTTGCTCTCTGGTGCTTGGCGACTTGCCCGACTCTTTCTACGGCGTCGGCTACGCGAAGCTCATCGGCAACGAGCAGCGCCTTCAGCAAGGCGTGCTCAATACGTTCCTCGACGATCTCTCGCTTTGCCTCAACACGCCTTTCATTCGCGTGCGAGGCGCGAACGTCCCGACGCAGCAGCTAAGGATGCGCCCCGGCGGCGTCATCGACACGGACACCAAGGACGGCATCGGCGTGCTGGAGCGCGAGCCTCTTGCGATGGAGACGTTCTCGGTTCTCGCGGCGTCCGACCAGCGTGCGCAGCGCCACACCGGCGCGATGGACATGGCCGTCCAAGGCGTGATGCCGACCGAGAAGTCGAGCGTGACGCGCACGGCGACCGGCGTGAACATGCTTTCAAGCGGCTCCGGCTCCCGGATGCAGTATCTCATCGAGAATATCGCCGCGCAGGTGTTCGTCCCAACGCTCGTTGCTTACCACAAAATGAACGCGCTCTATCTCGAACCGGAGCGCCTCGAAAGCATTCTCTCGAACGAACTGAACGTGGCGTACAAGGGCGATCCCATCGAGCTTGTGAACGCGCAGGTGGACTTCGACATTCTCGCGGCCTCGAAGCTGCAATCGCGCCGCGCGATGGCCCAGTCGCTTCCGCTGCTTTTCCAGTTCCTGCTTACCGAGCCGGTCATGCAGGGCCTTCAAGTCGAGGGCAAAAAAGTCAACATCGCCGAACTCGCCTCGATGCTCTTCGACGTGAGCGGCTGGCCGAATAAGCAGAACGTGATCGTCGATATGACGCCCGAGGACAAGCAATCCGCGCTGATGCAGAACCCCGCCGTGCAGCAGATGATGGCGCAGCAGGCCGCCGGAGCGCAAAAGCTCGACGCGCAAAAGCAGGTCATCGAGGAACAAAACATCGCGCGCGCTGGCCGTGACGTGATCCGCGAACTGATGAAGAAAGCCGAAGGGCCTGAAGTGGGCCTTGACTCGCTCTGATGACGCTAAGGAACAAGCTGCTCAGCATTTTTCCGCAATTCTTGCCCGAGGCCGATCCAGGCGAAGCCGACCCCGCCGCGCTTCAGGAGCAGGCCAAGGTCGCCGAAGCCGTGGCGATGAAAGCTCGCCGCCTCGAAGAAGTAAGGCGATGCGCTGGCTGGCAGGACGTGCTCGACATACTCGAAAAGCGGTGCGTGAAAACCGAGCACGACCTCATCAACTACAACGGATGCGACAAGGAAATGATCGCGCGATTGCAGTACCGCGCGCGCGTGCGGCGCGAGGACTTCGAGCTTCTTCAGGCCGAAATCGCCGCCGTGATCGACACCGCCGCAGCCGTCACGCCCCCGCTTTCCGTGCCTCAGTTCAACCCAGGCACGAATTACTAGCCCGCGCCGCGCCGGATTGCGCGGCAGGAGACGCAACGTGACCGAAGAAACGCAAGCGCAGCAGCCCGCGCCTGCCGGGGATAACGCCCCGGTCCAGCAGCCGAAATTCCGCCAGGAGATCGACCTTGGCGATGGTTCCGGCGTTCAGGTATTCGAGGCGGATTCGCAGGACGCGCTGATCGAAAAGCTCGTCGAGGCGCAGAAGAACGCCACCGTCAAAATCAAGGAACTGAACCGCAAGATCAAGCTTGGGTTGCGGCCCGGAACGCGCCCGCAAGACGCGCAAACAAGCCAGCAGAACACGTTCCAGCCGCGCCAGCTAAGCGCCGAGGAACGCTTCCTGCTCGCGCAAAAATTCCAGAACGACCCCGCGAGCGCCCTCGATGAGGCGTTTGCCGCGCAGTTCGGCATGTCGGCGGCGCAGCTTTTCGCCGAAGTCAATTCGACGCGGCAGTTCCGCCAGCAAATCGAAAAGAGCGCGCGCGAGCAGAGCGAGGCGCAGGCGTTCATCGAGGCGTATCCCGAATACACGCCGACGCCGAACAACAGCGACGCGATGCTGCGCTACTTGGAAGCGCACAACATGCCCGTCAGCGCCGAGAATCTCGCGCTGGCCTATGAAGATTTGTCCTCAAGCGGATTGCTTGAGACGCAAGCCCCCGCGACCGGCGAAGCTCGGATTGAGCAGCCGCGAGCAAAGAAGGCGAGCACCGGACTGAGCGACCGCAATCAAGCGCGAGTCGAAGTTCAGGACGGGCTGCCCGACGCCGAATCGTTCCGCAAGCTGCCAGCGGCAGAACGCCGCGCGGCGCTATACCGCCTCGCGCGGATGAGCGGAGCAGGTCCCGCCAGTTAACGGCGGTTATTCAATCAGGTAATCTCTTTTGGCATATTCACCTGCATCGACCGTCACGACCACTGGATCGCTGACTCACCTTGCCACGATTCACTATGACGCCGTCGCGGTCGAGAACTTCAAGGCGAACACGGCCTTCTACGAGGCGTGCGAAAAGCGCCAGCTTCCGCAGCGCGCCGGTCTCACGACTCAGTTGTTTGGCTATTCCGTGTTCGCGGCGAACACCACTCCCGGCACTGAAGGCACGGTAGGCAACGGCATCGCGCCGACGACCGTGACTCGCAGCGTCTCTCTCAACCAATATTTCGACTTCATTTCGTTTTCCGATTTGCTGGTCGAAACGGCGATTGACGATATCGTCGAAAACTCCGCAGCGGAAATGGGCTACCGCGCGGCTCTTACCGTCAATACCCTCACTTCCACCGAGTTCGAGAACGCGGCGGGCGTCGCTGGCACGTCCATCGACCTGGCCGATAACGAGTTCTTCAACGCGGCGGTCGCGCGGCAGGCTGTGATGTCCCTGCGCGGCCAGAACGTGAAGCCCAAAGCGGACGGCATGTTCGACGGCCTCATCCACCCCTTCGTGGCCTTCGATCTCGTGAACGACAACACGGCGGGCGGCGTTATCGACATCCTGAAGCACGTCGATAGCGGCGTCAACGCGATGCAGCGCGGCATTCAAGGATTCCGCGTCATCGAGCTTGCTGGCGTGCGCTGGATCGAAACGACGGCCGTGCCGACGTACTCGAACTATCCTTCCGCAGGGAAAACCGGATATGCGTCGTACGTTGTTGGCAAAGACGCCATTTTCGCCGTATCGCTTGAGAACACGATGATTCCCGGCGAGAAGAACTTCCAGTTGATCGTCAAGACCTACCGCGATGGCAGCGTGGCCGACCCGGCCAACATCATTCGCGCGTCGGTCGCGTACAACTTCAAGTTCGCGGCTATCCGGCGTCCGGGCGCGGTGATGGGCCTTCGCCGGGTACGCAACGAAGCCTCCATTTCCTGATGCTCATTCAGACCAACCCCAATGCGCGGGGGGATCGCAAGCTCTCCCCGCGCGAAGCCCTTCTCGCCAAATTCGAGGAAACCGAACGCGCCGTACGCAAGTTCCGCCTCGATGATCACGACCTGCTGAAGGACAAGGACGCGCGTCTTGGCAAGCCGATGGCGCATACCGAACTCATTCGGCGCGTCGTGAAGATGAATCCGAACGTGTGGGCCGAGGACAGCATCAATGACCGCAATTGCGTCGGGTTCTACACAACGGGGCCGGATGGCAAGAAAAAGTATCTGGTCGCGTTCGAGAAGGGCATATTGCCCGAGTTCAGCTACATCCTGGTGGACCGCGCGGATTTGCCTGTCAAGGAAAAGCGCGGCTACAGGACGGTGCTGCATCGCCTGCTCTTGCAGAACGCCGTCAAATGGCGCGACGTTCTCGAAGCGTTCGGCGATACAGGCATCAACGAGGTTACCGCCCGCTGGCGGCATAACACTCACAGGTTTCGCCAGCAATAGAGGTACGAAATGGCATATCCAGCAAGCGGCGGAAGGGCGTCTTACGAAACCGGCGCGTTTTACCTGGTGAAGTCCACGGACTTCAACGGCACGATTCAGCCCGCGCTTCCGAGCGTTGGCGCGAACTCGTCCGCCGATCTGATCGTCACGGTTTCGCGCAAGTTCAGGCCCGGCGCGGTGGTCAACTACAACCGCCCGCAAGGCACCGCCGATCCCACGGGCATTTCCATCGCGGCTGTCGACTGCATCGCTCCGGCGAGCGGCTCGATGGCGGCTGGCAATCCTCCGCGCGTCCGCATCCGCTTTCAGAACTCGACGGCAGGAGCTTTGACTCCCGCGTCGCAAAACTACGAGTTGTATCAGGAGTAAAGATGAGCGAACAAACCAAGCAGTCTAACGCGGCTCTCGACGCCGACGTAATCGCCAAGATCGCGGCGACCACGGCGGTGACGCTGGCCGAGGAGATGCGGAAGCCCGATCCAGCGGTCGCGGAGCAGAAAGAGCGGCACCGCCAGCGCATTCGCGCCGAGCGCGAACGCCAGGAAGCGAATCGCATCGCGCGCGAGAAGGCGTGTCCCGGCCCTCACCGGCGCGAGGACAACACTTCCGCCATCGCGTGGATGACGACTCCGGCGGCGGACGGCCTGCACGACTACACTCGCGGAGTGTGCCAAAGGTGCCAGCGGCTGATTCAGCCGACGGACCCGGACTTCCTCGAACTGCTGCGCGTGCCAACCGGCGTCGCTTTCGTGCGCTAAGTAACCAATGGCCTCGACGATCACGGTCCAGCAGGTGGTGAATTACGCGCAGACGCAAATCCGCAACGCGCCTCTCGCGGGCGTGGGCGGATTCACGAACGAGCCTGCGCTGACCATCGCCAATAACGTCTTGCAGGACATATTCGCGTTTCCGAATGCGTGGCGCTTCAACCGCAAATCCGCCGCGCCGTTCAACACGGTCGCGTACCAGCAAGAGTACACGCTCACGGGCGTTTCGGACATCGGCTGGCTTGAGCGCGTCGTGTTTCAAGACACGAACAGCACGAACGTTCCGCAGCCGAACCGCGAGGGCGAATGCGTTTTCTCGATTGCGATGGAATCCATCGTGGACAATCCGACGAAAATCGCGCTCGACCGCGAAACGCAAACCGGCGACAGCGTGGTGCGGCTGTGGGCGGTTCCGGGGACGTACGTCTGGACTGTGTATCTCGATTACCAAGTCAAGCCGCCGCTAATCACGTCCCTTAGCGGCACGTGGTCGCCCGTGCCCGACGAACTCGCGTTCGTTTACCGCGCGGGCTTTCTCTATCACGCCTTCACGCATCTTGGTGATCCGCGCGCCGAGGCTCAGTTCCAGAAGTTCCAGCTAGCCTTGGCGAAGGCTCGCAGCGTGAAGGACGCGGAGCAGCAGAACGAGGCGTTCTTTCCGTCGCGCCCCATCATGGTGGGTTAGTTGATCCGGCAAATCCCAATTCAGCCGGTCTATCTGAACCGCTTCATGACCGGTCTGTACACGCAGCGCAACCCGCTCGTCACGCCGTTCAGCGTCGTCGGCCTGCACATGATCGAGCGCAAGGACGCGCTCATCGGCGGCGCGAACGTCGAACTCACGAACCGCATGACGCTCGCGCGGCGTCCGGGCTTCACGAAATGGGACCCGAACCAGCTAGGCGCGAGCGAGATTCCCCGCGTGTTCGTCTCCGACCGCGATACGAGCAATCCCGCCGTCGTGCGCGTCTACGCCGATTTCACCACGTCCATCAAATCGAGCCAAGGCTCTGGATGGACGCTCGTATTCACGCCTTCGGGCGGCGCGGCTCAGTGCCACTTCCAGCGCGTCGGCAAGGCGCTGTACATGGCGAATGGCTCCGACGCGAAGAAAGTTGTGGACGGCGTTTCCGGCGTCTCGAACTGGGGCATCGCGGCTCCCGTCACGGCTCCGACGCTTTCGTTCCCCGCTGGCTCGCTGACTCTCACGAGTGGCCGCGCGTACGTCTACACGTACGTCAATTCGGCGACCGGGCACGAATCGACAGCATCACCCGCGAGCGCCTCGACAGGACCAATTACGTCGAAGAACATTACGGTCCAGGGCACGCAATCAACGGACCCGCAAGTCAACAAGATCAACATCTACTCGACCAAGGACGGAGGCTCGACGTTCTTCTTCAACGCGCAGATCGCCAATACCGCGTCGTGGTCGTACACGGACTCTACGCCGGATGCCTCGCTCAACACGCTGCAAACCGCGCCAATCAACCATATCAATGATCCGCCGCCGCAAGGGCTGGCGAATATTTGCTTTTGGTCCGGGCGCATGTGGGGCAGCGCCGGTAATATTCTCTACTACAACGCGGGGCCGGACGCGCTAAACGGCGTTCCCGAGGAGTGCTGGCCTCCCGCGAACACGTTCACGTTCCCGCTCAAGATCATAAAAGTCCAGCCGACCTCGCAGGCGCTCATCGTGTTCACCGCCGAGACTTCCTACGCCATCGCCGGGCTCGACGCCTCGACGTTCTACGCGCAAGAGTGGATTCACGGCCTTGGCGTGCTGTCGCCGAACTGCGTGGCCAGCGACGGCGATTCTCTTTACGTTTATTCGACGCAGCGGCAATTGTTCTCCATCGGGGGAAGCGGCAGCGGCGAAATCGGCTTTTCCATCGCCGACACGATTCTCTCCACGTTCGACCCTTCCGCGTCGTACGTCACCGTGCATCGCGCCGGTTCGCAGGACGTGGCGCTTTACATGGGCGATGGTTCGTCGAAAATAGCGCGGTACTCGCTGCCTCTTTCGGGATGGTCGACGCTTTACTCGCCGGTGATGGGCTGCGGCGCGCTTCGTTCGGTTGAGACAAGCCCCGGCAACTATCAGCTTCTCGCCGGGCAGCCTTCCGCGCAAGGATTCGTATTCGCCCGCAATCCAAGCGTGTTCACCGACAACGGCACGGCCTATCCCGCCTCGGTCACTATCGGCACGCTGGTGCTCGCGCCTCCGGGCTTCATGGGCGAAGTCGAGGCGATTCTCACGGAAACAACCGCTGCGGGCTCGCAGCCAAGCGTGAGCGTGATGCCGGATGAAATCTCGGCCACGTTCACCGCGCTGCCCGTCGCCGTGAATGAGCCGCCTGAATTTCCCGCGTCCACGACGCTCGCGGCGAACCGCTACTACTGGCGGAGCGCGCAAACTCCGCTGCCCGCGTTCGTCCGCAACCTGCAAGTGCAGCTTTCATGGCCCGCCGAAGCCGCGCAGAACGAATTGCTCGGATTCGGCATCATGCCGCCCGAACTTCAGACCAATGTTCAACAGCAGTAATTTCGATCTCGGCAGCGGCCCTCCGAAGCCCGTGGAAGGCAATCCGGTATCGTCCGTTCAAACGTCGGTGCCGTGGGTGCCGGGCTACGCTCTTGGAACGATTCCGCCGAATCAGCTATTGCTGACGCTCGGCAAAAAGACAGCCGCGAGTTCGCCGATTATCGTGACGAAAGCCATCAGCGTGCAGGGCAGCGCGGCTTCCGGCGGCGGCATTTCCTCGATGAGCGTAACGGAATCGCCCGTAAAACAGCAGGACCGCACGTTCTCGCTTGTCAGCGTCTCATTCTTCCGCGATCCGTCCGACACAACGTTCGCGGGCGTGCGTATCTGGTTCATTGGATACAAGGGCAGCGCGAATCCTGTGCTGATGACAAGCGCCACGGATTCGCCGGTTTCTTTTCTCGCCGAATCGACGAAAGAAACCGTGATGGTTGTGCTTCAGCGGTACTCGACCGACGGCTCGATGCAGGACTTCAACTTGTGTCCTTCCGCGCCTCTCACGCTCGACGGCGTGGTTTCGCCTCCGCCCGCGCCGACAATCTCGCAGCCGCTTGTCGCCATTCCCCTCGGCTATCAGTTCGCTTTCAACCAGCTTAGCGGCTTGCTCAGCGACGTAATCGACTCGTATCGCGTCTACCGCAATCCGGTAAATAACCCCACGACCGCCGCGCTATACAACACCATCAAGCACGACCCAACAAACCTCGGCAGCGTGGTCGTTCAGGACACTACGGGCGGCGGCCAAACGCTCTACTACTGGGTAAGCGCGGTCAACACCAGCGGGCTTGAGTCGTCCAAGACAGCGGCGCAATCATCGGCGGTAACGAGCGGCACGGCGAATCTCGACACGGACGTGAATGACGGCTCGAACTTCGGGCGCTCGCTCATCCAAAGCGTGAATTTAGTTCCCGACTCGGAACTGAAGCACGTATCGCTTTACTGGCCGGTGCGCTCTGGCTCGTTCAGCGTCGTATCGTCTCCCTCAGCGAGCGGCGGCGCTGCGGGACAAGCCTGGCAGTCTCCCGCCGGAACCGGCTTGCCAAGCGGTGCCACGTATGTGAGGTCCGTGCCATTTCCGGTCACGGCTGGCAAAACATATACGCTCTCGGCGTGGATTGACGCAAGCCACGTCACATCCGGCTCGCCATTCGTCGCGGTTGAGGATGCGGAACTTTCAACCGGGTATGGCGCGGCAAGCCAGACAGCGGGGCAATCAGGGCGCATTACGGCCACTTTCACCATCCCAACCGGCGTGACTTCTGCGGTTCTTTTGGCGCACACGAATGACTGCGTCATCGCATCCGGCCAATTCCTTTACTTTTCTGGGTTTCAAGTAGTGCTTGGCTCGAACGCGGGCGTCTACACGCCAAGCGTTTTGGACCAGCTTTCCGGCACGCCGCTCGTTGACCTGAGCAACTCGAATCATCTGAACAAGAACCTCGACAACATCGGCGATGGCCCCATTTTCAAGCGCCTGTCGAACGTCGCCAGCGACAATACGCTTCACGTCTCGACGCCAATTAATAACCAAGGATCGATTCTCTCGGCTGGCGATAACGCATTCTTCAGCTACTCCAGCACGACGACAAGCATCAGCATTTGGAACACCGCATTCTCCATTCCGCGACCGGACGGCACGAATGTCTCGATTCCCGCGAATGGTTCAAGCGGCTCCCCGGCTTGGACCTTCACAGGACTGCATCCATCGACGAACTATCACTTTGGCGCGTACTACAATATGGGAAGCGGCACGGTTCAGGTAGTGCAATCCAATAATGTCACCCTTCCGGGAACAATCGCATGGGTAGTCCAAACACTTAGCGCGGATGGGCGCATTCCGCTTTTCACGGATTGGGCGATATTGACGCCCGCTTCAGGCACGGGCGGCGGTGGCGGATCGCCAGGCGGAGGCGGCGGAACGTGCCCCGCCGAGGACCAGCTTATCGAAACGCGCGAGCTTGGCTTCATTCCCGCCATCGAACTGCGCCCCGGCCTTCACGTGCGCGGCTGGCACGATGAGTGGAACGCGGTCGAATCCGCCGAGGCAATCGAAGGCTGGCTGCATCGCGTCGTCGCGGGCGGCGAGGAGTATCGCGTCGATCTGAATCACCGCTGGCTTCCCGAAGGCACCGCGCCCGATGCGCCGCAAGAGGAATGGCGGCTATCCTCGGAACTCGCATCCGGCGACGTGCTTCAGGCCGCCGATGGCTCACTTGCCGTGGTTGAAAGCGTAAGCCCGGCTTACTGGGGCCGCTACGTCAAGATTCGCGCGGCCAATCAGCGGTTCAAGATCGGCAAGCTAATCGCGCACAATTACGCCACACTTCCCGGATTATGAAACAGAAGCTCATCGCAATGCTCACTGACACCGCCGCGCTCCGGCTTGAGGAGCAGGCAACGCGCTCGATCCTCGGCGACCATCACTACATCGCCATTGAAGGCGGCGTGATTCTTGTTTGCTTTCCGCCGCGCTATACAGCAGCGCGCAATTTCCTCGTTTCCTTTGGCGCTTTGGTTTTGCCGCCGCGCCACGATCCAGTCAACACGGCTGGCGAGAAGCTGGCCGCAGCTTCGGGCGGCGTGATCTCCGCTAGCGACACCGGCTTCGCCGCCGCGCAAAAACTTCACGAACATCACAAATGGCCCTTGCTCGATCCGCACGAATGAGGAGCGCAATGAAGAAAATTTGGATTCGCCCCGCGCTCAAGTCCGACGCGCCGCTTTACGCCGAGTACGCCGCTGCCAATTCCGCGCGCTCGCTGTTCGACATGAACGTGCTCACGTACCCGAACACGTCGGTCTACGTCGCCCACAGCGGCGATCCGGTCATGTTCCTGCCGGTGCAAATGGCCGCCGTGCTCGAATCGCTCGCGCCAAAGCCCGGCCTGCCGCGCTCGGAGCAAGCCCGCGCCCTCGCCGAAATCGTCACGTCGGTCGTATACGACGCATCGCGCCAGGGCGTGCGCGAAATCTACTTCCTGAGCGCCGACGCTCCGACCATCGAGTTCGCCAAGCGCCACGGCTTCGAGGAAGTGCGCCACACCGTGCTTCGCCTGAAGCTCGGCGCTATCGAGGAACCTCATGCAGCCCATTAAGTGGCAGTACGACGGTCCGTTCTTCGTCTCGAAGGGCGCGACCGCCGAGCAAAAACAACTGGAAGCGCAGCAAGCCGCTTTCTACTCGCAGCTTACTTCGCTCTTTCAGCAGCAATTCTCGAAACAGTCGCAGATTCTCGACTTCCTGAAGACGGCGATGGAGCCGCTGATCTCGAACCCGCAAGGCTTCACGCCCGCCGAGAAAGCCGCGATGCAGACGCAGGCGAGCCAGCAAAACACCGCCGACTTCCAGAACGCGCAACGCCTGTTGCAGCAGCGCGCCTTCGCCCTGGGCGACCGCACGATTCCGCAAGGCGCGACCTCGCAGGGCCTCGCGTCCATCGCCGCCGCAGGGGCCGCGAACGAAGCGAACGCGCAGCAGCAAATCACGCTCGCCGACGCGAACCTTGCCCGCACGAACTTCTTCAACGCCGCGAGCGTGCTTGGCGGCAACGCGGCGATGCTCAACCCGCTCGGCTACGCCAATTCCGCGACGGACGCGGGCCAGGCGGCATTCAACTCCGCGACGACGATTCAGCAGGAAAATTCCTCGAACTTCCTCAATTCGCTTCTCGGCGGCCTGTCTGGCATGGGCGTCTCGGCCATCACCGGCGGCATTACCGGCGGTCTCAGTGCCCTTAAAATTCCCGGAGCCTAGCTGTGATTCTCCTCGAAATCCTCGCCGACGCGCTCATCTACTCGACGGGAACGTTCGACCCGCAGTCTCCGGCGTATATCGCCCGCAATCCAGGGATGCTGCCCGCCATCTCGCCGAAGCAGCCGCGCGACGAACACGGAAAGCGCGTATTCCGCTCGTTCATCGACGGCTACCAGGCTCTTTTGTACGACCTGCGAATAAAGTGCGCCGGTAAATCGAAAGCCGGTCTAAAGCAAGGCGCGACGCTCTCGGACCTTGTATGCGTCTACGGCCATCCGCGCGCCACCGCCGTGAGCGTGGCCCTCTTTATCCGCCACGCGCTTGGCGGCGCGAACATCACCGAGCGCACACCTCTTTCTTACTTCATAGGGGAAACCAATGCCTGATGACGTGAAAAGCATCCTAGCAAACAGCGGCGGCCCTCCGACCGCTCCCGCGTTCACGCCGCAAGACGCGACGCCGCCGGACATCCAGCCGGTGAACCAGCAAGCGCCGCTCTCGAATCCCGTCCAGACGCAGCAACAGCAACCTGCGCCCGCGAAGCCCGGCCTCTGGCGCTCTCTTCTCTTTGGCGCTCTGGCTGGCATGGCCCAGGGCGCAATCGACGCTTCCCCCGCGACACTCGCGCGCCAAAGGGCCGCGCTCGCCAATCAAAAAATTGCCGAGTCGCAAGCGAATATTCAGCAATCGCAGGCTAATATTCAGCTTGAGCAGCAGCGCGCCGACCTCGAACGCCAAAAGTTCCAAATGGCGCAATCCGAAGCGCAAGACGAGCGTCAGTTGCGGCAAATCCAGATGGCACACATGCAGACGCAAATCGCGCTCGCGCAGCGCCAGCTTGCCCTATTACCGCAGGACCGCCAGGACGAAATCATCGACAAGCTGCGCGACAAAACGGTCGATCTGGTCGCAAGCGGCGCTCAGCAGGTCTCATCCTTCAAGAGCTATGGCGACGCGCTCGCCGAAAGCGCGCGCCTGATGAAGTCGAACAACTCGTTCGAGTTCGTCGTGATGCCGGACCCCGTGAACAAGAACACCTGGAACGTTCTGCGCGCGCCTCTCAATCAGAAACTCACGGAAGAAAAAGTCATTGACGCTCCCGGCGGGCGAAAGATCGTGTTCCCGGCAGGCACGCCGCTCACCACGTTCGTCGACGCGCAGAGCCGCCTCGTTACCGACGAAATCAACCGCGCGTCCGCCGAGCGCATCGCCAGCCTGAACAACAGCACGCGCGTCACGTCGCAGCGCATCGGCATCATCCGCATGATGGTTCCAGCGCTCCTGCGCGCCCGCACCACGCTCCAGAACGCATCCGCCGCCGAACTCAGCAAGCAATCCTTCTGGCAGAACATCGGCCTCACGCCGCCGCCAAAGGGCGTCGATGCCCGCAAGAACGGCCTCGCGCAAATCGACTCCGCCCTTCAATCCCTCAACGACGAAGCATCCGGCTATGGCGTTTCGCTCGGCATGGGACCGGGCGTTGCCCCGGCAGCGCCAAATCAGGCGCAAGAGCCGCCGCGCCCGCCGAACACGCCGCCTGATTGGAAATTCGATCCGAACGGCCCCAAAGGCCCCGCATGGTATCCGCCCAGGATTCTAGCGCACAAATGAACGACGACACCAAACAAGGCGATCTGCGCCCTGGAATCGACTATATTCCGTACGTGCCGCCCGCGCAGCAGCAAGGCGGTGCGGACGGCGATCTGCGGCCCGGCATCGACTACATTCCCTACGTGCCCCCGGCGCAAAACGCGCCTGCCGGTGAAACGCCCGGTCCTGAGCCGCAGAGCCTCGTTGACCGGATTGATACGCCGCTCGTATCGAAGGAATCGGTCACGAAGGTCATTGGCGCTGGCGGATGGAATCAGCTTGAAAGCTGGCTCAAGGATACTGCGGAAAAGGAAATCGCGCACGCGAATCCGTGGCGCGCGGCTCTCGCTACGTTCTTTGCGGGGGCGATTCACGACACGAAGGACATAGCGGCGGGCACGGCCAGCAATCTGACGAGTCCCGTTGGCGCGGCTACGGCAGCCGCTTCGCTGGGCACGGGCGGCGTGGCATCGGCGATCCAGATGCTTGGTACGCTCTATTTCGGCATGCGGTCGCTCCAAGCTATTGGCGAGCCGCAGCAGGAAGGCGAATCCAGCGCGGACTTTTTGCAGCGCAGGCTGCTTGGGTCATTGCAGCTTGTGCTTGCGTCGGCTGGCGTCGCGGCGGGCGGCAAGGACTTGGCCCGGAACGCATTGCGCCGCTACTTTGGCGTGAAGGGCGATCTCGCGGATAAGGTTGCCGTGAAAGTCGAGCAAGCGCAGCAGGCGCGCGCCGCATCCGAAGCCAATGTCGCGCAAATCATGAAAAGCGCCGAGGATCAGAAAGCTGCGGCGGCGTCGCGCGCGGCGAATTTGCGGGATTCGGCGATACCGCAAGCGATGAACGATATTCTGCGCGACGCGGCTCACGCGCTGGTCGTCGAGCAAGCTCGCGTGATGAAGCCGTTTGCCGACATGGCCGAGCGGCTGAAAAACACTAAAGTCGCTGATGCCGCTGAAGTGCGCTCGATGATCGAGGGCGCGTTCGGGCAAAAGGGCGTGCAGTCAAGCGAATTGCCGCCGTCGGCTTTCCGCGCCCTGGGCAACCGGGGCAAAGTCGGTGATTTGTACATTGACGGCGTGCCTGCGTCGGAAATGCCGCCGCAACTGGCCGAGGCACTGCGGAAAGGTGCGTCCCAAGAGGAACTGAATTTTCACGATCTCACGCGCGTGCGCGAGGACTTGTACGACCTGTCGCAGTCGGCGGGCGATTCGGCGGTGCGAGCGGGCGCGGGCCTGGCGCACAAGCTGGTGACCGATTTGCAGGAATCCATCGCGCGGAAGAATGGATTTGGCGAGGCGTACCGGCGCGCGAAGAACGACTACTTTCAGTTCCGGCACGATCTAGGCAGCGGCATCATGGAAAATTTCCTGAATGCCGAGAAGTCGCTTCAGTCGCTTACGCCGAAGCTCGCCATGCTCACGCGCGGCACGTATGCCGAGGCCATTGCGACCGTATTGCGGCGCGCGGGCGTCGATGTGCGGCCATTGCTCGACATGGTGAACGAGGCAAAGAGCCTAGAAAAGGCACCTGGCGCGATTGACCGGGAAGCGCGGGCGCAGATTCGTGATGAGCAGTCCGCTTTGAAGGCCGAACTAAGCCGGATTGGAAAAGAGAACGCGGTCGTGCCCGGCAAAAGCGATCTCAGCCTTGCGGGCAAATCGAATCAGGAAGTCAACGCGATCCGGCTGCAAAAGGTCCTGACCGATGCGTCGTCGCGCGGCATTGGAAGTCCGATTCCTCTTGTGATGACGTTGGTCGGACTGCTGCGGATGTGGGAAGGCAGCCCGTACGGCGCGATTCAGGCCGGTTACGGCGCGTCCCGGCTGGCGATGCCGAAGCTGGTGCGCTCGCCCGCGTTTCAGGAGTGGCTCTTGCGCGAAGCGAACGTCGAGCCGGGCAATCGCTTGCTCGCGTTCCGGCTGCGGCAAGGAATCGCTGACTTGTACCCGATGTTCCGGCGAGCGGCGCAATCCGGCGCGCTATCGGGGCGGCAGCTTATTCCGGTCCCGGCCCAGAACAAACCACAGGTCGAGGAAGATCAAAATCGCGAATAGCAGCACGTCAAACATGGCAAGAAGATCATAACACGGACGCGAACATGCTTCAATGGCTCTTTTACCCAGTTATCGTGATCGTCATTACCGCCATCGGAGCGGCATGGCGGCTAAGCGGCACCATCACTCGAATCGACACGAACGTGACCGAAATCAAGACAAACCACTTGCCGCACATTGAAATGCGGCTGGACCGCCTGGAGAACAAGCATCATGGTTCTCGTTAAGCCCGGTGTGTCGTTCTCGGCCATCGCGCCCGCTGGATTCCGCATCCTGTCCGCGCTGGAGAGCGTGTCGCGCCGCCTGGGGATCAGCCTGACCATCACGAGCGCCTGCGACGGCGAACACAGCGGCCCGGGCGATCCGCACCATCGCGGCGAAGCCTATGACGTGCGCTCGCATGGCGTGAATGCGAAGGACACGGTGCTTCTGGCCGTGATGCGCGAGCTTGGGGAGCCGCAGCCGGAAAGCGGCGGCTTTGTCACACGCTGCTTCTTCGGCTGGATCGAGAACGCGGGCTCGGACAACGAGCACTTTCACTTCCAGTTGCGCCACGGCGCTGAGTATACCGAATGACGCTCGCGCTCGTTCTGCAACTCTCTGGATTCATTCTCGCCATTGCCGCGCTCGTTCTGCATTGGTCCCATTTGGATTTTGTCGCCGCGTTCGGCGTTCACGTCGCTGGCGACGCGCTGTTTATCGCCAAGGAGGGCATTCCGTTGCCTGGCTTCTCAAAACTCAAGCAGTTCTTTCTCTCGCACGTGAAGCTACTGCCGTGGTCGCAGTTCGCTTTCACGATGCTCGCGCTCCTTTCGCTTCTCGAATTTGCCAAGGGACCGCACCGTACCCTGGCGCACGCCGCATTCCTCGCGGCCACCGGCATCGCGTCCGTGGCGTTCGTTGCCGGGCTGAAGAAAGCTCCCGATAAGCCGGTGAGCGAGCGGCACCTGCTGCAAGGCGGCGGCCTCGGCGTGGCGCTCGCTTTGGGAGCCAAGCTGAATCCCGCGCTCGCCACGCTGGCCTTTGTCGCGCTGGCCGTGTCGCAAGCAGGCCAGTGGTACGATGAAATTTACCCGTAACGCGGCCAAGTTACGCGGCGTTGCGTTCATTTTGCGTGCAAAACCTGGCCTATTTAGGACGGTTTCGGGCGCTGAGAGCGGGTAAGGGACGCGGAATCAGCGGGATTTAGCGTATACCCGTCAGTCTCATAACCCGAAGGTCGTCAGTTCAAATCTGACCCCCGCAACCACAATTCGTTCATAACCAGCGGCTTGGCAGGCGTCACTGCCAGGCCGCTTTCGTTTCTGCGTTCGTT